CGGCTTGTCTCGGCTCAGTATTTCGACTACACGAAGGCAGAAGCCTACACGATTTTTCGACGATACTTGAATTCTTTGAAATAGGTTGAATTTCGACTTGTTGACAAGTCGACAATCAGTACAATCACCAGTCGGTTTAGTTTTTAGTTTTTCACTTTGGAGATTTTGATTATGGCTGCTACACTTCGCGCAATTCTTCCCGTCAAAGGTTCCATGAACGCCAAAAACCTTGGCGGCAAAAAGGAAATCGTTGGTCAATACAAGCTCATCGGCCTGCGTATGGCTGAGGGTTGTCCGCAGTTCAACGAACTCGTTGACCTGCGATTGTATATGGGCAAGTCCAGCAATTCGTCGCAGGTCTACGCTTCTGTGTGGATCACCGGCAAGGATTTTTATACCACCGGTTACGGCGTTGCTGGTGGCTATGGCTACTGCAAACGAAGCGCATCCGCCGATAGCGCGCTATCGTCGGCGGGCATTCAGCTTTTGGGCACGCCGTATGGCCGCCCCAATCCTGACTTCACCGAAAAGGCGTCGATTCACGGCGTGGGCGAGTCCGCCATTCGTGAGGCCATTTTGGCCATCGGCGAAGCCCTTGGCTATGATCGTGCCCACTTGCACCTAGTCACCTGCTAGCACGCGAGGACGACCCCATTTTGGGGTCGTAAGCGGCACCCGGCGGCGCGCCGGGTCTGGTTCCAAGTCCAGTTTAGGGGATTCACGATTATGGCCACCACAACTAAGCCCAAGATTCAGGTTCAAGCATTGTTCGACCTTGTGGTCGAACAATGCCGAAAGGTTAAGGGGTTCGACGCATCGTCCGCCGAGTTGGCGTTGATGCGCAAGGCTTTCGACGGTATCTTTGACAAGGCGCAGACCCGCACCCGAAAGAATCCTCTTTCGTGGTGCGGATATGCCCGGCGAGACGGCACCATCGACGAAGCCGCCCGGCTTCAATGCCTGCAATCGGCATTTTGCCGATTGTTGCACTACCACCTTGGCAGGAATAGTGCGTACCTTGGCACCATCATCAACGCGACAGAGAACCTGGGCAGCATGGCACAGGCCTTTGGTTTGTGTCCCCACCCGGCAAGCGAAACCAAGTGGTACGCTTTCCATAATACCGACCTGCCCGAAGCGGTCGAGTCTCGTCGTAAGCGGGCGGAAAACAATGCCGCTGAGAAGCGTTTCGCGGATGCCTGTGACACTTTTTGCCAAGTCCTAGTCTTTATCAACTCGAAGGGCAAGGAATCGTCGGTTCCTGGTGCTGAGTGGTGCAAGGCTTTGGGTTGCGATCAATAGTTTTTTTTTTCGGAGGTTTCAATATGCTTCGTACAATTGCATCACAGGACGTGCGAGTAGGTGACGAGGTCTTCAACCCACGTGCAAAACATCCGGCCTTTCGTTGGAATCGCATACGCGCGATCACCAAAAGCAAGATTTCGGTGCGACTCGAAGGAGGCGAGGTTAAGGAAATCGACGGGTTTGAGTTTGATTGTGGCTATTTATTTTCCAAAATCCACGACGAAGCCGTTTTTGTTCAACGGCGTGGGTAGGGTTCGAGATTGGTTTTTCGGTTTGTCTTACTTTGAAGGGGTTGCGATATGACAAAGAAGAATACAGTTTTGGGCGAGTTCGGGCGTAGCAAGAATCTTGGCGGGGTTGTCGAGGTCGTGTTAGTTCGTGGCCACTTCGCCGAGATTCGCCGCCTCTGGCGCGAACTCGACGAAGCAGACGGCCCCCGACAAGCTGATATTTTCTATCGGCTTGCGAAGCTCGGCGCACTCCGCAAGCCCGCCCAATAGGGCAAGAGTTGGTTTTTCTGTTTGGTTTTTTAAGGGTTTTATTGTGACAGCAGTTTTCTTCACCATCGTTTTTGCTTTGTGGATTCTCGGCGCAGCCGGAAGGGGTCGGTAAACATGACAAACGCAGCATCAATCAAATGGATCGTCACCTCGTCCGGAGATCACCGTGAACTGATCCTCGCCGATTCGCCGGGCGAAGCCCGGCGAATCTTTGAGGAAATGCACGCCGAACCGCCGTTGGCGGTTCGACTACACTCGGGGTTCCCTCGTCTGTATGCGTTCGATTTGGTCTTCGACGAAACGGTGTTTCGTCGAGACCTGTTCCCTTCGCCCAACTCGGACGGGTGGATTGAGATTCGGAACCAGGAACAGCTAGATCGCTACCTGCGAAGGGTGCCGGTGGGTATCGAGTTTGTTCCGCCGCTGCGGCGCACGCCCACCTGCCACGGGCAGTGGAAGTCGCCGGAGCTACAAGAAAGTCGCGAGCGGTTCGCGGCTGCCAAGCTAGAAGCCCTTACACGAGACCGGCTTGCCGGTCTAAGCTGCGAGTAGTCCTATGCGTTGTTTTCTGTTGTTGGTCTTGTTCGCTTTGGCAGGGTGCCAAAGCGTACCGCGAGTTGTCGTTCGTGCCACCCCATCGCTTCGCGACGAGGGCAAATACGATTTTTCCGTTGAGTTTGTCCCTGAGGTTTCTGTAAGGAGTAGGTAGCATGAGTGTTGACCAAAGTCTTTCCGTCCGTGGGTTTAAGTTGGCGTCCATTCTCGACAAAAGGCATGGGAGCCTAGAACTCGTTCTCAAGGTACTTGACCTTGAGAACGATCTGAGCGAGGCCAAGGAGGCCTTGCGAAACGCCTTGGAGAAGATTAAACGGGGTTTGGATAGCGAAGAACTCCCCGAGTCGGTTCAATTGTCGGAATTCTCTGATGACGAGGGGTATCTAAAGAACCCTCCGGACGAGCGGACGTGGATCGAATCGCTTAGTCTAGCAACTAAGCTAGACGTTCGGGCAATCCTTTCGACGCTGCCCACTGAACTCGGCCTCTACCCGTTTCTGTTCGTCCACAAGAAGGGCGACAAGATGCTGTACGCCAGGGTCAAGGTGTGGGTGGTGCCCGCCGTTGCATCGGAAGGGAAAGATGCGTGAGGCTACCAAAACCCTACCTGCCGCGAACCTTGTCGCCTAGACAAGTCCAGTGGTTCATCTCGCCCGTTCGGGCGACTGAACCGGTTCATCTCTTCCGTTCTCGCCGACAGGCGAGAACGTGGGCGAAGACTCAGCCCGACCTCGTGATTGACGAGGTCGTACTGTTGCCGAACTTCAATTGGTTCCCGAAGGGAACCAATCCAGTGGATACGATTTCATCTGTCCGCCAATTCATCGACCATCGCGACGAGAACTAGAACGGCTCGAACCAAACAATGGAAGTCCCTGGCATCGGGCCGAACATTTTTCGGCCCGATCTTTTGGCGTACTCGTCGACTGCGGCAACAACGTGGCGCATTGCTGCCTCTGCTGGTTTGTAGTCATGGACTGCGATCAAGCCGCGAAAGTCAACCTCGTCCACTAGCTCAAAAAATTCCTTTTCGTGTGGGTGGGGCGGTTCGTGGGCCGCATCGTAGAAGATTGCGTCGACCTGCTCTGCCTGCATAAGCTCAAAGACTTCCGGCTCGACTTCCCGGTCAGACCAATCGCCAATCTTTAGGGCGATGTTATCCGCAGCCTCGTCGACGGATTTCTTTGCGGTCTGGTAGTCGGGGGCACCGATCATGGAGTCCCCCTCGTAGGTGTCAAACGTCCAGACAAACTTAGCAGTGGCGGCTATCGCCACCGCCGACTTGCCGTGATGCGTCCCAAGTTCGAGTACGGTTTTCCCTGCCATCAATTTTTGGAGCAAATACCCTTCGTCTGGGTAAAGGTGCCCCGGTACAACTAAAAATGCGTCTTTTTTGTTCACTTTTTTCGCCCCTGAATTGCGGATTGTGCTTCTATTGTGAAACTGGCACTTATGCCAGTTTCCTTGTGCCAGACTGCTACTTCTGCGGCGCGCTGGCTGCCGATGTAGCCGTTTCGATAATGCCAAGCGTCAGTCGCCGAAAGACTCGGAATCACATCAACACGGACGCCTTCGTAGGTGTCCTTCGAGATGTGTTTGATTTCTTTTTTCTTGTGGAAGTGTCCTACTCGAATGTAGCGAAAAATGGATTCACTCCAATGCTTGGCTGCTTCGATCGGGAAGATGTGCGCGAGCTTATCCAGGCTCATACCTTCGCCGTGATCCCATCCTATCAAGTTTTTCCCGAACAACTTGTGTTTTCTCGTTTCTGAGTTGTCCACACTTACTCGCGGCTCTCGCGAGAAGTAGTGGCCGAGCATCTCGACCAAATACCAACTTGCGTGGTAGTCGTGGTTTCCGGGAACCCAGATGAAAGAAACCTTCGGCGCGATGTCCAACGCTTGTTCCGCAGCCTGTTTCAGCACGCTGAAACCGGCTCGGAACACTTTAGTCGGTCGGTCGTCGGTCGAATCGACAACCGTTCCTTTGGTCGTCGCTTTTGTGCTAAAATCGTCGAAGTGTAAGAAGTCATTCCCGATGGGAATGACCACTTCTTCGACACTGTATGGTGCAACCTGTTGCACCATGCGGTCGATGGCGTTCGCGTAATCGCTGCAAGCGATTTCGAGGTCGTAGTCGTCGCTGCCGGTCTGCTTGCTCCAACAGAGTTTTCCGAGGTGGCAATCGTACAGCGAAAATTCGACAAGGTGTTGCGTCTCTTTAGTTTTGCGAATCTGCCGTCTTGGAAGGGCCTTCGGCATCTTGGTGATAAGTCCTTGGATGCCTTCCTGAATCGTCTTGGGTGCCTTGCGGCGGAGCTTTACCGCAATCTGCCGCAACCCTGTTTTCCATAGTTCCTCGGTCTTTGTTTCGCCTACTGCGACCTTTCGCTTGCCTGCTACTTCCCAATTGTTGATCTTGACTTCGGCTACTTCCCAAATGTCACGATCAATTTTTGCGTGATCGAGAAGTTGGTCGACTGTTTCGATCTTGTCCCCGTGGTAGGTCAGCGTTCCGCTGTCCGCCGCGAGAACGACTTCGAGTTGCCCCGACTTCTTCGGTTGCTGGGCTTCGGCGGCTTGGGCTTTTTGGATGTTCCTCAAAACTGATTTGGCCATCACGAACCTTTCGTAGTAGGGCTTGCCATCCGCATAGGCGAGAGACTTGCTGTATCTGCGGATGAGTGTGAAAAATCTCACGAATTAGGGATATGTCGCTCATGTCGCGCGAGACTCCGCCTCGCGCGTAATCGTTCATAAGGCGGACTAGATCGGCACCGATCGCAGGCCACCGTTTCGCCACTTTGTGGATGATCGTCCACTTGCGTCGATCTTCTGGAAATTTCATCTACCACCCATATCCTAAAACCAGTTACGCTCCTTCGAGCGCGTCTAAAACTTCCACAATTGCGAGATGTCGCATGTTATCTTTCAGCGTAAATCGCTGGATTCTAACATGCGAAAGACCATCGACTCGCTTTAAGAATAGCGGCAATTGTCCTATTCGCCTAGTATCTTGTTCGGGTGCCCCACAAAAAATCATCTGCGAAGTCTTCCCGAGCCTTGTGACCAAGGCTCGGAACTCCTCAATATCGAAATTTTGACATTCGTCGACAATGACAATTGTGTCCTCGAAGGTCATGCCCTGAACGAAGCCGGAAGCATAGACCTGAATGTGCTTTTCGTCGACTCCCATTCGCTTTGCAATCTCGTAGAGGGGCGCAGCGTAGGGAGCCATCTTTCCAGCAAGGTCGCCGGGCAGAAAGCCGACTCGGCTTCTGCCCATCTCGATCGGGCTGCGGATATAAGCAATCTTGCTGGCGCGTTTCTTCTTGACTGCGTACGCAGCATATTCGATCGCAACGTGCGTCTTTCCGGTGCCAGCAGGGCCGACTAAGCAAACAATGGGAGATGTTTGCAACATCTCCCAGGCTTCTTTCTGGCTTTCGTTGAATTTACGCCGAGATTCACAGGCCGGTACAAATTCGCTCATGCCAATGGCTTTCTAGTTTGAGTGGAGGATCAAGTCCTCCACCATTGTACCCGCATGGGATAGGTTGGGGAAAGACTTGCCGAAACTCGGCAAGTCTACACCGGGGGCTTCCCACCTGGATTCCAGCCAATACAGCGTATTGGCTGGGGGGTCTTAGTCTTGTTCTAACTTATGGCTTCGGTCTCGCCTTCTTCCGGGGTGGGAACCCCCGGCAGAGTTTTTGTTTCTAGTCCAGATGATGACCACGGCGTAGCCCCGTATGTAGGATCGAACACCTACCCGTTGCGTGGAAAACCGCGCGAAGCGCGGAACTCATTTCTGGTGATTCCGAATTTACCTTCGCCGCCTGTTGTCGGCGAAGTAGCCTGCCCTTTGCTGTGGGTGAACAAAAAGTAATAGTAACAAAAAAGGCCACACCCAGTCGTTTGACTGGTGGGGCCACATTGTTTTATGTTATCCCGCCTCCCCGCTAAAAGGCGGGCAACACTCTTCGGAGTAGCTTATCGTACACAGGCGTACCGAGGCTTTCGTCATCACGACTATTCGCTCCCTGTTTAGCAGTGCCCCGCAGAATCCAAAGGATTCTCGGGCAGCGTACCCATCTAGCCACCGAGTTGGCCTCCGAAAAAATGTGGCCTTGTCCCGTATTCTACGGGAAAAAGCATAATAAGTCAATCACTTTTGAAAATTTGTGGACTAGGGATCGCATTCTGCGATCCCACGACGTACAATCTCTGGCTGTCGATGTTTTATTTACAACTAACCGGAGAACTAATCATGTCAATCGACCAAGCAACTGAGTCTGGATGGCGACCCGCCACCAAGCAGGATTTAATCGATATCATAGACAGCGGCAAGCCGCTGTCGGCCCGCTTTCGGGATACTGAGGATGGAGAATGGAAGGAAGACCTTCTTGTCGGGTACGGGATAGTCGGAGGTAGGCTTTGGTACATAAAATCAACGGGAACTAGCTGGAAGCTTTGCGAAATCAAGACTGCCGTTCTCCGTGATCCGAAGTTTTCGGATCTCGAAAACGGGCCTATCGAGTGTCTGGTCTACCTACACGGAGAAAACCATACTCCAGAGAGGGGCATCTTGGTTGGTATGCGATACCATCCAAACGAGCGGAACAAGACTGGGTTGGTGTACCACGTCAGTCGACAAGGGCAACCAGAAGACGATACTTCCTTTAATGTTCGCTGGTGCGTCAAAATCTCTGTCTCCGAGTAGCGACACAAAGGAATCTCAGAATGGCTAGCCGTATAGTGGCATTGCCGCTAGGGGAACACCTTGGCGAAGAGATTTGGGAAGCTGTCGTAGTCGAAGAACGCTTTGACCACACAACCACCATAAACACATCCCCAAAAAAGCCAGAGGCGGGCGTCAAGATAAAAATCCTAAAGACTAGGCCGCCGCACCCAGATTTGGAATGACCGATCAGCATTTCTTGCCAATCCTAGCGAAAAACGCTAGGATTGTTGCATGTCTACCGAATCTGAAACAAATCCCCTGGTGTTCTCCCAAGACAGAATTTGGCAAGCCGCATTGGCCGCCTTGACGGCGGCCAATGACAAGGAGCTTGCTGTCTCTCTCGGAATCTCCGAAGAGAGGCTTAGGGCCTGGAAGGGCGAACATCCCTCGTTCTACAGGGCTATTGTCGCCGCTCGCTCCCGTGGGAGCGAAGCGAAGGGTTCGGGCGGGATCATCGCCAAACACATCGGAAACAGCCTGCCAGGGGACTTAAAAGAGCTTTGGGAAGAACTGAGCGGTGAAGTCACCGCGAAGGAAGCCGTCCTGTACAACCTCTCGACTCGCGGGGACTTCGACAAACAGCGTTTGTTGATCCACGCGCTGAGTGTGACTCGGTTCGACTTGAACAAATGCTGCCGCATGTTGGACATCTCGAAGGCCCAACTCGACGAGTGGGCTAAGAATGACCCCCGCTTCGTAAAGCTGTGGGAAGAAATTCACTTTCAGAAGCAGAATTTCTTGGAGTCTGCGTTGATGGAGAAGGTCGCCGAAGGCGATACCAAAACAATCATCTTCGCCAACCAGACACTAAACCGCGATCGCGGATATGGGCAGAAGATCGAGGTGACCGGACAAGTGAACCACGTTCACGGGCATATCGACCTGTCTGAGCTTGACTTGGACATGGAGACTCGGAACAAGATTCTACTGGCCGTCAAGCGAGCCGGTAAGCTCGACATGGACGGCCTGCTGGCCGAAGATGTTGTCGATGCTGAGGTTGTTGCCGAGATTCGCGCACACGATCACTAAGACGATATAGCAATGCCACTGAGTGCTTATCGTCCGGCAGGTCGCCCACAACAGTAACTTTGTGTCGCTGCGTCTGAAACAAAAAACGCTCCCAGACAGGCCCCGAACCCGCTGAATCGAGGCACTGTCCAGAAGCGATCTGCTGCATTATAGCAAAAGTCTTACCGTCGTCAAAGTGGCTTGGAACATAAAGCGTGACCTCGCGCCCATCGACCTCCAAGTCCGACAAAGCCTTGGTGGCCGCCCTCATTAGGAGGTCGGATAAGCCTTTCCAGCGGGCCTCGCCGTCGAACTCGACGGCGTAGGGCCTGCGGGCCTTGGCTGCGGTGGTCGCAGCCCAAAGGCCCATCGCTTTGCGTGTCTTGTATCCGTAGACGTAGATTGCAAAAGACTCTTCCATTATTTGGGGTTCAACGCTTTCTCGATTTCTGCGGCTTTCTTTGCCTCTGCCGCCTTTCGGACGATTTCGGCTTCGATCAATACTTCGCTTGGCGTGTACTTGCTGCACCAATCGTCGTGGTCTACTCGTGGGAACCCGGTAGCTCGGGGGGGGTCGTGTCGACAAACCCGGCTTTTGCCTGCTCCTGCGCAGTAGATGCAGAATTTACAGGCTTTCGCCGGGATTTGGCTGAGTTCGATTTTGATTGGCATGTGTCGTCGCTTGGCTTGAGAATCTGAATAGAGCGGACTCCCGCTCGAAGAATTGTCCACACGGTAGAGTTTTCATCAATTTCTTGGGAGCCTGAATAAAGCCAACTCCCAATCAGGAACGATCGTCGGCTTTTATCCAAAACCCTACCAAAAACCTCGAAAACGATGTGCTGCGAACCCTCGGAGTGGTCGTCGAATTCGACCCGAACAACGTCACCAATCGAACAATTCTTGTTTGTTTTGCCCATTTGCTATTGGCGACTTGTCAACAAGTCGATACCTTTATCCGTTCAAATCACGTTTCGTTCCAAAGCAATCCTACCAGGAGAGTTTGCCATGACAGCCGATTTTACACTCGCAATCCAGTTTGCCCAAATTTCAGCCAAGCGATGCGCTCGTCGGTACAACCTTGACCTCGATGTCTGCCTGTCCGAAGCATATTTGGCAATCTCTTCGAGATTGCCAAAATTCGACCCAGAAAAGACCCAGTTGTCAACGTATGTCTATCGCGTAGTCACCAATCAGATCATCGACTACTTGCGGTCAGAATGCCTGACCGCAAGGGCAAAGCAGACCCAACGGCTGCAAGACGATGCCGATTTCGGATGCTCGTCGTCTTACCAAGACGACGACGCAGACGTTGCTGCTCGGCTAGCTCTGACTTTCGCCGAAGGCGGAAGTCAAGCTCGGACGATTCGACGCAAGGTCGAATCGGAGTTGCAGAATCGTGGTTGGAGCAGCAGCCGCATCGAAGATGCGTTTGCTGCGGTGGCGGACGGTTTGTCTGTTTCAAGTTTCGTTCATTCATAGGGAGTATTGACTGTGAGCAACATTGGACAACTAACACTCACCCGCAAAGCGGGTGAGTCCATCTGGATCGAAGATGTCGAGGTCGTCATTGGCAAGACATTGTGCGGCAAGACGAAGGTCGTCATCCGCGCCGACAAGAACGTAAGAATCGACCGAGGGGAGATTCGCATCAAACGAGAAGCCGCAGCAGCGGCGAAAGGCAACAACGGTGATAAACATGAGTAGCGAGCAAGGTTTTCTGGATGTTCCTGGTGTTCCTAAGGGCTGGAAGTTGGTGGCGATATCCCAGATCAATGATGGCGAGTGGTCTGTAGACGACTCAGGCAAACCATTTCAGTGGGCAGGAGCAAAAAGCAATGGCGTGTACCCCATCATCCGCAAGATCGAGACGCCGAAAAAGTACCGAGCGTTTGCAAATGCTGCTGAATATGTTCAAAAAAGGCGAGACGGAGTTGCTGTGGACTGGAAGTCGAATGATGTCCATCCAGGATTTTTCTCCGTCGTCTCCGCAAACGCGCCTTTCGTTTGGGTTGCGTTTGGTAAGGCGGTCGAGCAATTCGACTGGCAGCAGGCTTTCGAGAGGCTTGTATTCCGCCACATCGACGGCTCGATATCTCCCTTCGGCGCGGAGGTCACCGGTGAATAAGAAGCCCAAGCACACCCTCTTCCCTTATCAGGAAGAGGGTGTAGAGTTCATGGCCGCCGTTCATGGGGGCATTCTCCTAGCCGACGAGCAGGGCCTCGGTAAGACCGCCCAGGTTTCGACCTTGGCGTCCCGCCAAGGTCTTTGGCCGTTGCTCATTGTCTGTCCAGCTTCCCTCAAGGGAAACTGGCAACGCGAGTTAAAGCAGTGGGCGAATGCCGACAGTTTTGTCCTCGAAGGCAAATCCTTAGGCAGCCTTCCCGATCCGCTGCCAGAGGCAGTGATCGTGAATTACGACATCCTTCACGACCAGCAACCGCTTTTGCGCCGACATCAGTGGGCATGCATCGCCTTTGACGAGGTGCATAACCTCTCGAACAGGGGAAGCAAGCGGACGAAAGCCGCGAAGGCCATCTCTCGCATGACAACCAAGGTCGTCGGCATGTCGGGCACGCCGGTTATGAACCGGCCTGCTGACTTTTGGCCGATCCTCAACATCATTCGACCAGAACTCTTCCCAAGTTGGCAGGCCTTCGCGCATCGCTACTGCGATCCGCGAAAGACGCACTGGGGCTGGGAATACAAGGGGGCCAAGAACCTCGGAGAATTGCATGAGAAGATTAAGCCTTTCATGCTTCGGAGACTCAAGGAGGACGTTTTGGACTTGCCAAGCAAGACCCACACCGTCATTCCTTTGGTTCTCGAAGACCGTTCCGAGCTACAAGCAGCGGAAAACGACTTCATAACGTGGCTGGCAGCCAATAGCCGCTACGGTTCGGTGTCTGCGGCGCAGAAAGCCGAAGCCGTAACCAAGCTCGGCTGTCTGCTTCGCCTTACGGCGAAGCTGAAATGCCGATCGGTTGTGGAGTGGTCACGAAAATTCTTTCGTGACCATCCGAACGAAAAGCTGATTCTTTTTGCAATTCACACCAACATGGTCAATGTCTTGCAACGTAAAATCCTAAGTGAAGGCGTAGTCGTCATCGACGGTTCTACGCCCACCAAGAAACGGCAAGCCATCGTCGATAGCTTCCAAAATGACCCAAAGACGCGACTGATGGTTGCCAACATCAAGGCAGCGGGAGTCGGGTTGACGCTGACAGCAGCGTCAACTGTGGCGTACGCCGAGCTTTGGTGGACGCCATCTATGATGGCGCAGGGGGCCGATCGGGTTCACCGGATCGGCCAGAAGGAAGATTGCAGCATTTGCTATTTGATCGTGCCCGATACGGTCGAAGAACGCATCTGTCGAGCAATCCAGACAAAGCAGCAGGTGGCGAATTCAATTGTCGACGGTCGACAAGCCGCTGAACTGCCCGTACTCGATTTGCTGCTAAGCAGCAAGGCAGGAGGACTAGCAAGTGGTAACTGATCCAACAAGACCAAAGATCAAGAACATCACTGTCAACCGCCTTCCATCCGATCTGGTGATCGGATTCAAGGCGTTGGCCGTTAAGTTGGATTGCAACATCGAGGACTTGATGGAAGTCGTCCTCGAAGATGCAATCAAAAAAGACCGCGAATGGTGGCCAAGCGTCCTTCGACTTTCCAAGGCGAAGGACAAGGCGAAACAAGAACAGAAGAAGGTCGACCAACAACTCAAACAAATCCAAGAAAGGCTAGCAGAAACAAATGGCTGAGCGACAACAAGATTCGGGAAAAATCATTCAGGCAATCGTAGAGAAGCTGTTGCCCTGGCACAAGGTCGAATGGCTCTGGGCCAGTCAAATGACCCAATGCGTCAGGATTCGCATCATCGGAATGGATGTCCAGGTGCGAATTATCTACGGAGGATCATTTCTGGTGGAAACAGTTGAGCCTAACCCAGACGCAGAAAGCATTTACCATGCTCGGAGGCTCACGGCGATCCTCAATGGCGCGAAGCGAGACGACAAAGGCAATTTAGTGACAAAACTTGCCGAGCCTTGGACACCGAGCCTTGGCGACAGAGTGCGGGTGGTAAAGCCTGTTTGCAACGACTCAGCTTGGGTTGACTCTTACATGGACAAATTCAATTTTGGCGTTTTCGCCGTCAAGAAAGTCAACGGAAAAAGCGTAAAACTTTTGGGCTGCGACAACTGGAACTTCCGAAACGAATGGCTGCAACTAATAGAGGCCGCAAAGTGACACTGATACCCAAACAACCCAAGCCGGAGTCACATGCGACTCCGGCTACCAAACTCCACAAAAAGTTTCAGCGCATTTCGACTTTGCCAAAATGCTCGAAACTCGCGGACTTTACGAAGCTGCTTACCAAAGCAGCATACGATGAAATTGACTCCGTATTGACTTGGCTTGCCAACCAACCTCCCGCTTCGCGAGCATTGAGTAGTAGCCTGTTCGTCGTCAAGTACGACGAACTGGCAGCCCAGAAGCGGGCCGACCTCGCTGACTACCCAGTCAGTGAAGAGGCTGAACAAGTGGCTGAGGAAGTTGTTTCGGCGGGAGCCGAATCGGTTCCGGCGAGGTACGTCCAGCACTGCATCGACGAGTACCGAAAGTTTTTAGAGTTCCTCAAGTCTCGGCAGGAGCAGAACACCGTAGCTGGCATGCTCTACGACATGCTTCCGCCACCAGCCTTGTTCGCGCAGAACTGGTTCGCGAAGCTGGTTCCAGGGTATTCCCTGAAATTTCGCAAGTTCGCCGTGATGAACCCCAAGTTTCAACAACTTTTGTTGAAACTTGGAAAAGGATCAGCTCGATCTGTGATGCAACTCGTCGTAGAATACGACGAGAAGAACCAGGGACTCGTAAGCAGAAGGCCAGAGATTCATAAATGACAAGCCCTCGTGATTTGCTCGAAACAGCAGGAGTCGAAGTTGCGGGTCAGAATGACCCGCACTTTCGACTCGGGTGGTGCAACACACGCTGCCCTTACTGCCACGGTTCTAGCTTTCACCTTGGGATTGCCAACAACTTCTCTCGGGCCAACTGCTACAAGTGTGGGAAAAAAGACCCCATCCATGCCCTGCATCTGTTGACAAATGTTTCCTTCGAGTCGCTGAAAACCTATCGGGTTTTCGCCCCTCGCGAGGAAATCAAGAAGACTTACGGAAAGTATACCCCTCCCCCTGGCCTAGTTCCACTCACCCCAAAAGATCGCAAGTATCTACTAGACCGGGGACTCGATGCCGACCGATTGGAGGCCGACTACAGCCTCCAATCGGTAGGCCCCTTCTCTGGGTTACCCAAGGGAATCTTCATTCCGATCACCCACCAAGGCAGGCCGGTGTCGTGGCAGATTAGGTTTCGAGAACCAACAGATGGCCAAAGATACAAGACTGCAAAAGACAACGAGAAGAGTGTTTCCGAGAAAGATATACTCTTCGGCATGGAGCATTGCCTACACACGATTATTGTCGTGGAAGGATTTTTCGACAAAGCCAACATTGGCTTTGGCGCAGTATGCACTTTCGGTCTAGCATACACACAAGAACAGGTTAGATTATTGGCAGGTTATCCTCGTAGGATAATCTGCTTTGACAACTCGTCGGACGCGCAGCGAGTTGCTGCGAAGCTGGCTGGTGATTTAGCAGTGTTTCCGGGGGAAACACTGCAAGTGACTCTCGACGCAGACGACCCAGGGTCGGCCAGTCGAGAGGAGGTTCGAGAACTGAGGAAATTTGCGGGGTTAGATCAATGAGCTACAACGGCCCTCCGCCAAAACGGCCAGAAAATGTTACGCAGCAGCCTGTGTCTCCGCCTCCGCCAAAGAAACAGCCCGAGACTCTTGCAATCAAGATATGCGACCCCTTGGAGATCGGTGCGATGTACGCAAACGCTGATACCACGCGCTTCCGCAAGTTTGTGGACAAGGCGAAAGCAGGTGAACTGTCGTTCACCTGCTCTTTCGTCTGGCAACCGCTTCCCGAGCCGGTTAGCGTGGAAGCAGGCCATCGAATCAAGCACCCCAATGGATGCTTGATCGAAATCACCGAGGATGGGATCAAAATCAACGAACTCATAGACATCAAACTCAGAAGGACACAATCATAATGTACGAACTGTCACTATCCGTTGTTGCATACATGCTCCTCATGCTCCACTGCATTGAATCTGTAAGATGGTTTTGGTGGATTAAGGCGGCGAGCATAGTCGGACTGGCTATCTTCATTAACGAAGGCATTGACCGCATAATCAGAGGGATGCCTCTAGGCGGGGGCCTTGGTCTGCTCCTTTGCTACGCCCTGGCAGTTCTTCTTGCCTTGGACATCTGCCAAGAACTCGATAACCGAGAAGGCCGATAATGAAGGTAGTCCTACACGACGGAAACGACGAGCGGCATGCTATTACGGCGATGGTGCATAACCCCGCCGTCTTGGCACAGGTGGCGGGGAGTTGGACTCGCGACTCCTTCGCTAGCAACTGCGCCAACCTGTTGGCGCAGTGGAGCGTCGAGCATTTCCAAAAGTACAACGAATCCCCCGGCGCGGCAGGGATCACCGCCAAGTTCGATCTTTGGCGTGACTCCGCCGACTCATCGTTGGCTTCAATGATGGGAGAGTGGCTCGCCACTCTCCCGGCGCAGTCCGACCTTTCGACGGACTACGCCGTCGATCTGGTCGGAAATATCGTCCAACGACAAAGCCTCAAGAAACTCGGCAACGCTCTTGTTTCGCTCACGGAGCGAAACAAGGTCGAAGATGCTCTGAATGCCCAAGCCGAATGGAAACGCCCTAGAATCGGCCAGGAATCGTCCGGAGTCTTCCCCCTGCAAGATTCTTCGATCATCGAACGGGCCTTCGCATACAGCCAACGAGAGCCTTTGGTGCGATATCCGGGCGCGCTCGGCGAATTCTTTGGCGATGTCTTCTCGGCTGACTCCTTTGTCTCCTTTTTGGCCCCTGAGAAGACAGGCAAGACCACAGTCTTGTCTGACCTTGTTTGGCGAGCCGTGGAACAAAACCGACGAGTCGCCTATTTTTCCTGTGGCGATATGTCGCAGGATCAAATGATCCTGCGGCTTATCCCGAGGTTATGCAAACGCCCCCTGAAAGGGGGCAGTTTCCGGATACCGGTAAGCGT